CCCGAAGCTAAACTTGTGGGTGGACAACTATGGATTTGGAAAGAGCCCGAAAACGGTCACAAGTATGTAATGGGTGTTGATGTCTCTCGTGGAGATTCTGAAGATTTTTCTTCAATCGAAATAATCGATTTTGATGCACGAGAACAAGTTTTGGAATTCGTAGGAAAAATTCCGCCCGACACTTTAGCGGAAATCGCATATAAATGGGGTATGATGTATAATGCTCTTTGTGTTACTGATTTGACTGGAGGTATGGGTGTTGCGACATCAAGAAAACTCCAAGAGTTAGGGTATGAAAATTTCTATTACGACGGGGTAGACATGGCAAATAAATGGAAATATGACCCGAGGATAAAAGAAAAAATTCCTGGTATAAATTTTAACAACAAAAGAATCCAAATTATTGCATCTTTTGAAGAGGCCATGAGACACGATTTCAAGATTAGGTCTACAAGACTCGTCAATGAAATGGGTACTTTTGTATACATAAACGGCCGACCTGACCACCAAAAAGGACATCATGATGACTGTATTATGGCAATATCAATTGCAATGTATGTTGCCGAAGCTGCGTTCCCTTCTTTAGTAAAAGTGGTGAACCACACAAAGGCAATGTTGAATTCTTGGTCTACTGTTGTAACGGAAAACAAGGATAAATCTGAATATTTCAATTCTGCAATTCCAATATCCAATCCTAGTGGACAGAATCAATTCAAAAACTATAGTGCAACAAGAAATGATTATGAGAAGTACGGTTGGTTATTTGGAAGGTAAAACTATTTATATTAAACTATAGTTTTTTAAGTTTAGTCGAGAATGGATAATAGAAGTCTAACGGTTTGGCAAAGGTTAACAAGAGCCTTGGGTCCTGACGCATTAATGAATCAGGATTTTCCTGTTTACAAGTTAGATAAAAAAGAACTTCTCAGAACTACCGACAAGGCAGAATACGAGAGAGAAAAGCTTCAAGCCAAACAATCTTTTTACTTAGCAAATCAATTTGCTAAAGTTGAAAACAACCTATACACTCAAGCAATTTATTATGAGCCAAACCGTTTGGCATCATATTATGATTATGAGTCGATGGAGTATACTCCCGAAATTTCTGCGGCACTTGATATCTATGCCGAAGAAAGTACAACCCCCAACGAGGACGGTACTATCCTTCAAATTTATTCTGAATCTAAAAGAATAAAATCAGTTCTTGAGGATTTATTTTACAATTCTTTGGATATCAACACTAACTTACCAATGTGGACTAGAAACACTTGTAAGTACGGTGATGATTTTGTATACATGAGATTAGACCCTGAAAAGGGTATCATCGGCTGTCAACAACTTCCTAACATCGAAATCGAAAGATACGAGCAGGGGTTATCTACCCGTAATGCTTCGGTTGGTGTTCCAAATAAATCTGACGACAAAGGTCTTCGATTTACTTGGAAAACACAAAACATGGAATTCCAACCTTGGGAAATAGCCCACTTTAGATTGTTAGGTGATGACAGAAAACTCCCTTACGGCACATCTATGTTGGAGAAATCTCGTCGTATTTGGAAACAACTTTTGTTGTCCGAGGATGCGATGTTAATCTACCGTACATCTCGAGCTCCTGAAAGAAGAATCTTCAAGGTTTACGTTGGAAACATGAATGATGATGATGTAGAGGCTTATGTACAGCGTGTTGCCAACAAGTTCAAAAGAGAACAAATTGTGGATTCTAAGACGGGTAATGTTGATATGAGATTCAACCAAATGGCGGTTGACCAAGATTATTTCATTCCGGTAAGAGACCCAGCACAACCGAGTCCAATTGACACTTTACCAGGTGCACAAAACTTATCGGAGATTGCCGATATCGAATATATTCAGAAAAAATTGGTTACCGCACTGAGAATTCCTAAAGCGTTTTTGGGATTTGAGGAAACTGTGGGTGATGGAAAAACTTTAGCACTCCAAGACATTAGATTTGCAAGAACTATTAACAGAATTCAGAAATCTATGATTCAGGAGTTGAACAAGATTGCTATTGTTCATTTGTTCTTGTTGGGATTCGAAGAGGAAATTTCTAACTTTACCTTAGGTCTTACCAATCCTTCGACTCAAGCCGACTTATTGAAAGTCGATATTTGGAAAGAAAAAGTTTTACTTTATCGTGATTTGGTTTCAGACCCTGGTAATGGAATTCAACCAGCATCATCTACGTGGGCTAAGAAACACATATTTAACTGGTCGGATGATGAAATCCGTACAGATTTACTACAACAAAGAATGGAGAGAGCAATCGGTGAAGAACTCAAGAATACACCTACAGTTATCAGTAAAACGGGATTATTTGACCAATTAGATGCGTTGTACGGAAACAAACCTGGTGAAGGTGCCCCACAAGCCCCTCCAGGTGAAACTACTGAACCAGCAGCCGCTGCGTTTGGCGGTGGAGGAGGTTTCGATTTGGGAGGTCCTGAATTGGGTGGTGAGTTGGCAGGTGGTGCACCTGAAGCTCCACCGTTAGAGGGTGAAGAAACTCCACCAGCTCCTGAGGAAATCACACCCGAATCGGTAAAAAACAAAGATATGAATCTCTTAATTGAGAATGATTTGTATGGGAACAAATATTTGAATTTGGGAGTTGCTCAACAAAAATTGGGTAAAATAGAAGAAGAGTTAGACAAGTTGTTGAATTCCTAATATTTATTAGTGAATAAATATGACCACATGACCTTCGGACAAATCAAATCAATCATCGAAAAAAATTTGGTAGAATCCTACAAAGATTCCTCTACCTTCAGAAAAACTCTCAAAGAGTTCAAACACAATGTACTTAAAGATAAGTCTTTTTCAAAGATTTACTCAATCTATGACGACCTTTCTACCCCTCAGAATTTATCTGAGAGTGATGCCAGAGAATTCTTAGATGAATCACTCACTGTTATCAGACATTTTTTGAAGACAAGTAACCTTCCGAAAAACGGTCAACAAGGAAAAAATTTATACGAGGACATTGATAATTTGGTATACTTTGACAAAGTGGATATTAAAGAAAGAGTCGAGTCAAAAAAGAGAATTATCAACACACTTATTAGTGGAAAGAAAGGGGTTAATGAAGCCCCAAAAATTTCACTAAAGTCAATGGTTTCAATTGCAAACAAAACACTCAATAACTACATCGAGAACTTGGACGAATCAACCAAAAAAGATTTGTTTCATGTTATCGCATCCAAGAATGAAGAATTAGAAACAGAGTTCGAAAGTCTCAAAGAGTCGACTGTTTCTAAATTGAAAGATGTTTTGTCAAAAGAAGAAGATTCAAGTATCAAATCAAAAATTACAGAAACAATAGAAAAAATTGAATCTGAAAAGTTTGACCAAATTAATTATGTGAGGTTGAAAAAATTGGACGAATCTATTCTTCTTGATTCTTGAATTTTTCAACGTACTTAGCTTTGAGCTTTTGAGTACGTCTAGCAACTGATTTTTTGACAAATTCTTTCTTAGAATTCAATTTCTGATTCTGTCGAGTTTTGATAACTTTTGACTTTAGAATCTTCAGCGCTTTTTCGATGTTTTTGTCTACTTCAACTATTAGCATATAATAGAAATATTTGGAATTGGTAAAAAAGTTTATTATTCTTTAATAAAATAAAAAGATACCAATCAGTATATTAATGAAAAAGGGTAAAACGGTTAAGATTAGCCAGTATGAATCAATTAAAACATTATACGGAACAGTCGACTCAAAGGATTTGAAATCTCTGTACATAAATCTACAAACATGGGTTTGTCCCAAAAAAGAAAGTGATAATTGGGATTCTGTGGTTGGGAAACTCACAAGAAATATCAAACATAGTGTTTATGAAAGTATCGATAGAGAAATGTTTTCTGATAAGTTCATCGTGGACTTGGACCTTAGAACAAGCGGCATTCAAATTAACAAAAAATCGTTCATGAATTTGGAAATAAATCTATACACAACAATAGACATTGATTTCAAAGGTTCACGACTCAAAAAAAGTATCAAAAAAATCATCCGAGAAATTTACAAAGATTGTGTCATAAAAAATGATTATTTCACATTTACTCTAACCAAAGAAAAAGAAAA